CAGATGGTCTCGCGCCAGATCAGTCGCGGCCACCTTGGCGAAGCTCTGCCGCACCGCCGCGTTGCCGAGGCTGCCCTCGATCTGCTGCCGGAGCGCCTGCGTGCCCTGCTGCCACTTCTGCTGGATGACGGCCGGATCGGGCTCCATCTCCAGGGAGCCGCGCAACTTGGCCAGCTCCGCAGTCCATCGGGTCTGCGCATCGGTCAGCGCCGTGGTGTTCTGCGCATCCTGGATGGCGATGGCGACCTGCGCCAGCCGATCACTCGCCCGCGCCATCTGCCGTGAGGCTTGCCCCATCGCCTCGGCCTGGAGCGCGCCGAACATGGCCGGGGTGGCGCGAATGTCCTGCTGGCCCTGCGGCAGCAGGCGGGGGCCTTGGCCGGGGCCAGTGAACGGGACGGTCGGCATGCCGGCACGGTATGGCGCCGGCTAGAAAAGACTCGCGGACTAGCCCTGCGCCTCGCCCTGCTCCTGCTCTTGCCTGGCCTGCCCCTGTTCTGCAGGCAGGCGCATCTGGCGGAATTTCTCCTCCATGCGGAGGTAGAATTCCGGCGGCAGGGCTGCGGGCTCAGCGTTCGACATTGGTTTCTCCTACCAAGGAATTGCGGACGCCAGCGCCTCATCCAGCGGCCAGACCGCGTCGGACCAGGCCACACGGGGCGTCAGTGGGAACGCCTCGAAGAATGTCTCGGCGCCACGGTGCTGCACTGGCTCCCATAGGCGGTCAATGGCGGTGATGACATCATCCCAGGCGGTCGGCGCGTTGGGCGGCTGCCCATAGGTCGGAAGGCGTGTCAGGCCAGCGCCCGCATAGAAATCGGCAAAGCGGTGGTCCACGATGCCCTGCCAGCCCCCCAGATCAAGCATCTGCCCGCCGCCCGGATGGTGGGCCAGATACAGGCTCGGAATGCCATAGGCGTCAGCTATCAGCTTGCCATGCAGGCTTGCGCTGACAATGCGGCGGCACGACAGGATCTCCGCCAGCTTTGCCTTCCATGCTGCCCATCCCGGCTCGTGGCGAGTGGAAATCAGGCAAACCTTATCCGTCCTGCTGCCCAGATACCGCACATGCTTGGGCGTCGCGTCAAGCTGCGGCGTTTCCAGCTCGGAGAGGTGCGGGATCACCCCCAACTCATACCGCTTCGGGACCGTGTCCGGCAGGATGCGTGGCAGGAACCACGCGCCATCGCCATAAATCGGCGGGGCAAACAGCCCGGCGTCCAGCAGGGTTCGGCGCGTGTGAGGGCCGCGGGTGGCGTGGACGACATATCGGGTATCGGGCGCGGCGGCGAAGGCCGCATCCGTGTTTCCGAAGGCTCGGCGTCCAGCGTCAACCCCGGTCCCCCACAGATGGACCGTGCCCCAGTGCATGTTCTGGCCGATGGTGCCGACCGCCGCCATGCGCGTGGTCAGGTCGTTGAAGTTCTGCGGTATGAGGGCGCGGCCCGTCATCGCAACCACAACAACCGCGCTGGCCGCATCCCCGAAGTTGCTGGCGCCCGCCGCGGTGCTTCTCGCCCAAACCAGTGGCACCCGCCCCCTGGCCCGACGCACGGCGTAGTCCAGATCAATATGGGGGCTGGCGGACAAGACTCATCTCCCAGTTGAGCGGCCCAGCCGGCATACTACCGCAATCCCAGGCCCGCAAGTGGAGGCATCCCCGTGAAAGTCTACCTCGATGAGAGCGGCGAGAAGCGCCTGATCGGCCGGGCTGATGTGCCGGAGGATTGTGGGCCGGTGTTCGAGGTGCCGCTGTTCGGCGCCGCCTCCACCATCGCCGAGCAGTTTACGATCGGGACCGTAACGCACTTCCTGGCCGGCGGCGGCCCGGTGGTGGAGCGGGCCGTGCTGGCATCGCCGGGGCAGTTGGTGGAGTTGCTGCCGGGGTGGCAGCCGTTGGCATCGTGAAGGCTGGCGCTAGGCCCAGGGCCTCATTCCTACCCGAGCGCGGCCGGCTTCTTCAGGTCGCCGCCGCCGAAGATGCCCTTCTGCTGATACCCCGCCCACTGCCCCGCGAACTGGCTCACCCCGCTCAGCAGCGTCCCCGCGGTCTGCCAGCCGCCCGCCGCCCGTGCGCTCTCCCCCTGGTAGCGCAGCAGCGCCGCCTGGTTCTCCAGGCCAAGGCCCTGCGTCAGCGCGTTGTAGCGGGCCGTGGCCGCGTCCAGCCCCGTGGCCTCGGCCGTGTCGCGCTGGATGGCCAGCGCCGAGCCGAAGCCGAGATCCACGTTGTTCGCCGCCAGGGTCGCGCGCTGCAGCCCAAGCCGCTGCGCCCCCTCGCGGTAGACCTGCTGCGCCTGCGCCTCGCCGGCCTGACGGGCCGCCTCGGCGTTGTTGCGGGCGACCTGCGCCTGGTAGTTGGCGGCGTTCTGCTGCGCCTTGGCATTCGCCTGGGCGCTCATGACGCCAATTGCGGTAGAGGCCGCGGTGGCAGCCAGGGAGACGGCCGCAACCACCGCGGCCGGGATCACGACGCACATCTCAGACGGCCCTCCAGAACGGATGGAACGCCAGCCCGGCCACGCCGAAGGGCACCGCCGGACCGAGGGTGAAGCCCATCCGCCGCAGCCAGCGCACCGCCCGCGTGTTCCGGGCATCCACATGGTTCCGCAGCAGCCGGTAGCCGTCCCCGATCAGCGTCAGCCATTGTGGCGCCTCACGCAGCATGGCCCGCGCCTGCCGCTCGACCTCATCGCTGCCGAGCATCCAGACCAGCCCCTCGCCGGCCAGGAGGTTCGCGGGGCAAACCCCGAAGATCGCCGCCGGCTCGCCCCATACCATAGCCGTCACCGCCACGCTCGACGCCCGCAGGCTGATCGGGAGTGCCACCTCCGGCGGCAGGCCAAGCGCGGCCTGAACCTCGGCCCGGTCCGCCTCCCGCAGCCGCGGCGCCAGCCATTCGGCATGGGCCGGCTCGGCCGGGATGTATTCAAGTCCCGACATCGAATTCCAGCACCACGCCGAGGATCGTGGCTGGCAGCGGGTAGTCCTGCTGGAACATTACCCGGCCCTCCACGTCCCATGTGCCCTGGGTATGCACATACTGCTGCCCCGTGAGCATCCGTGTCGGCGCGCCATATGGCTCGGTCGTCCGCTCCTTGAACTCGACCAAGAGCGACCCCTTTTCCGGATTCACCACCCCAGCCTTGAGGCCGCGCGTGTTCTCGACCAAGACGCGGACCTTGGAGATATGCTTGCGCTTGCCCTGCACGGTCGGCGCGCCCTGCACGTCCAGCGGCAGAGTCTCCAACTGCGCCTGGATCGGCAGGCCAACGGTCACGATGCTCGCCGGCCGTGGCAAGGTAATCTTGCCGCCCCGCACCACCTGCTGCGGCTGCACGCTCCCATCCGCCAGGATCGAGACCGTCTCGCCCTCCAGATGATCGAGGCCGCTTATCTCAGTCGCCGGCTCGCCACGATACTGGAGACCGCAATCCACGAACCACGCCTCGCGCACGTCATCATTGCCAGGCCCGAGCAGCCGCGAGTGCATCCGCTCGATGGTCTGCACCTGCTGCCCATTGATGGTGCGCTGCACGACGAAATAGGCCGCGTCCTCGATGCCCTCGCTCACCACCGCCACGCTCTTGAACTGGCCGCCCACGGTGTCGTGCCGGTGCCAGGCATAGACCTCCTGCTCCTTCAGGTAGGTCAGGCCGAGAAGCATCCCGTCCTCGCGCACCGCCCAGACGATCTTGTGCGGCTCCTGCGCCCAGGCCCATTCGATGATGCTGTGCCCGTAGAACAGATGCGGACTCAGGAGCGTGAGATCGGCCGCCACGTAGCTGTCGCTGTAGAAGCTGTAGCTCAGGCTGCGGACCGTGCTGCCCTTCTCGGTCACATAGAGCAGGTCATAGTTGATCACCAGCGGCACCACATGCGAGGCGCCCGCATATGCCTGCGGCTTGGCGATCACCGATGCTGGGGTGATGACGCCGCCATCGCCACCCGAAATGGCCCAGGCCCCGGCCGCGGTCAGCGCGATCAGATCGCGCATCGGCACCAGATGCCGGATCGCGTTGTTCTGCGTCGCCGCAAGCTGATAGGTGATCCCGTCATCCGCCCGCGTCGGGCGCGACACATCGAAATTGCCGTGATTCCCGCTCCGGGTCATCCACAACCCGGAGGGGTTCAGGTTGCTGCCGGCGAACACGCGCCGCTGCTGGTAGTAGGCCACGCAGCCCGGCGCATTCACCGTCTCGTCGAGCGTCACCGTGAAAGCGGCGCCGCTGCCCGGCTGGAACGGGTCCACCACCCGGAGCGTCGGCTGAGTATAGTTGACCCCCCCGTTGACCACCGTAACCGCGGTGATGACCCCGGAGTTGATGACCGGCACAAGCTGCGCCCCGGCCCCGAAGGGATCGGTGACGACGATATAGGTTTCGTTGCTGTAGTTGCTGCCGCCGCTGGCGATGCTTACGGCATAGATCGAGCCAGCCATCCCGCCCTCACTGCAACCCGAAATCGTCGAGGGTATACAGGCTTTGAAGTTCGACCTCGCCAATCGTCGTGCGGAGCTTCACCGGGGCGGTGACATTGGCCATCTTGAACACCACCACATAGGCCGCTCGCCACAGCCGGAGCCTGGCCTCGCGCAGCGCATGCACCGCGCCCCAAAAGGCGTTGTGCTGCGGGCTGGCGAGATCGTCCACCAGCACCACCGGCAGGTCATTCGGCTGCCCCTCCAGCCGGTTCCGCAGCCCGTAACTTTTCGGCTCCTTGCGGATCGTGAAGGCGTTGGGCGTGATGCCGTATCGCTCAGCCGCCATCAGGATTCCGGTCAACACCGGCACGCCGGCCGTCTCGATAGCCGCGACCTGGAACGGTGCCTCAGCATAGCCTGCGGCGTTGCGCGCCCAAAAATCCTCGCCAATGGCGCGCATGGCCTCGGCCGAAAGCAGAGGCCCACGCATATAGAACTGCCAGCGATAGACCCCCCCGCCATCGAGCCGCAGCAGCTCGCGCGACGTGGGGTCGGTCCGGACGATGCCGCGTTCAGCGATGGCCTGACGCAGCCGGGCAACCGGATCACTCGCCTCCGTCGCCTCCGCCATCGCCACCGTCGCCTCCGCCTCCGCCATCGCCACCGTCGCCTCCGCCGCCACCATCACCGCCGTCGCCTCCGCCGTCGCCTCCGCCGTCGCCGGGATCGGAATAGCCGCCTGGCTGTTCCACCAGAGCAGTCAGTACGGCACCACGGCCGCCCGCTCCTGGATCGATGATCGCCAGTTGCGGTGCGGTGTAGCCGCTGCCGGGGTTCTGCACCGTCACGCTGCGGATCACCCCATTCACGATCACCGGCTGCAGCACCGCGCCCGAGCCGGTCGGGTCCGTCGCTATGATCTGCGTCGCGGGCGAGTAACCGGAGCCGCCATTCGTCACCGTGATCGCGGCGATGCCCGCCCCGCTGAACGGGTCGTAGTGGTCCGGCGGGGTGGTGGTCGTGTCCGGCGCGACGTTCAGATCCTCCATCGAGGTGGCCGCCGTGCTGCCAATGAAGGACCAGGTGCCCTGGTAGTAGCGGTACACGTTGTAATAATCTGCGCTCGCTACCGCATTCCAGGAGATTACATTCTTGGTGCCGTAATTCCCGTTGTAACCGAGATCCCAGTTGGTGCAGGTGGCAGCATCGGAAAGCCGCCCTTCCTCCGGCGGGTTCAGCCGCGCCGCGGTCACAGCGTAGGTGTAATCTCGCTTGGCCGACTCGCTCGGCCCGCCGCCGCTCGCCGCCGCCGTGACGTTGCCAGGGACACCGAGAGTCGGGCCAAAGGTCAGGCGGGAAAGCCGCCAGTCGGTCTGGCCGTACCGGCGCAGCTCGCGCACCGCATAGTGCGGGTGGCAGAGGGTCAGGATGTCGTTCGCCTGCGCGTATTTCAGCAGCGCCAGGTCGTTATGGGCATAGGGCGTCGCCACCTCGAAGGGCACGCCATCCACCATCAGAGGCGCGCCGTCCGCGATGAAGCGGATGTAGTAGTCGCCGAACTCCAGGATGTAAGTCTGATCCGAGTTGTAAACAAAGGGGATCAGCCGCACCGTCCTGTCCGGGTATTTCGTGCGGCAAACGAACTGCGTGCCCGGACGGTTGCTGGCGCCGCCCTGCGCATGGACGAAGAAGTTGCGCATCGTCCGCGCGCCGGTATGCCACTTCGCCAGATCGGTCCTGGCATAGAGCGCGGGTGCCAGTTCGCCCGCCGTAAAGGCCGGCTGAAGGCCGAAGTAGGGCGTCGGCCCGTTGGCGCGGATCGGTCCCAGCATGGCTATGGCGCTGCCTTGAGCAGCGGTTGCGCCTGCCACGGATCGGCCAAACCGCGCACCATCAGCCAATCGGCCTCATGGTTGTCCACCACCACCGCCTGGTTCGTGGTTGCCGCCATGGCTGCCGCGATGGCATTCTGATAGCCCTGGCTCATGGCGGCCATGATCTGCCCGTTGCCGGTCAGCGGCACCGCGATCTCGGTCGCCAACTGCCAGGAGAGTGCCGCGACGAAAAACGGCTCCCACAGGCCGGGATTTGTCACCCGCGCCGTGTAGACCAGCACCGCCCCGTCCTGATTGGTCCACAGCGCCGCGAAGTCGTTACCGTAATCGTCCTTCCCGAGCCCGCGCTCAAAGCGGATCGGCGCCGTGTTCAGCGGCGAGAGCGTGCTGGCGCAGGGGGCCAGCAGCCCGCGCACCCGGATGCAGTCGGCCGGGAGCGCGTACTGATAGGCCCATTGCTCCGGCGGGGTGCCGGAGAGGGCGAGCGCCGCATGGCGCGTGGCGAAGCGCCAGGCATGCGCCTCCAGCGTGGCGTCGCGCGCCTGGTCGAAGAACATCCTGCAATAGAAGGCTTCCGGTGCCGCCTCATCAAGCGAGGTCAGAGGCGTCCGGGAGCCGATGCGCGCGAGCGCCAAGTTGCAGATATCGAGCGGGGTTGCCATCCGTCACGCGCTCCGCTCGCGGCCGAGCACGCGGCCCGGCCGCTCTGCTGCGGGGTTACTCGCCGGCCTTGCGGCCGGCACGCGGGGCCGGCGGCTCCTCAGCCACCGGCTCCAGGTTCGGGCCGGGCGTCATGACGGAGGTGTCCACCTCCACCACCTCGCCAGGCTCCACCAGCCGCTCATTGATGTAACTGGTTTCCATCACACGAAACTTCGCCATCGGTCAGGGCCTCAAGCCACGTAGTTCTTCGAGTAGTAGCGCAGGTTGTCGCGGTCCACCGACAGCGAGGCATGCACCTTGCCGGCGGTCAGCGGGCCGGTGCCCACCACGTAGTTCAGCCGGAGATAGCGGCTCGTGATGCTCGGGATCTCCATCTGGACGCCGCCATGCGGCGCGTCCGCCGTGAAGCTGGCAATGCCGATCGCGGGCGTCTCGACCAGCGTGGACCAGGAGGAGCTGTCGGCCGAGGTCTGCACCTGCACCTGCACCGTCGCCGAACCGGACGCCGTGGGCAGCTCGGTGAAGCGGAAGTTCAGGTAGAGGTGCGAGATGCCGATGTCGCGGGCCTGCGACAGGTCGATGACGTTGGTGGAGGCGCGGGACGTGGTGAGCGCCGCCGCGTCGTCCAGCAGCAGGAGAGCGTCAATGATCGCCATGGGTTGGTGCTCCTCTCAGACCACGCGGGCTTCGGTGGTCAGCAGCGCGTCCACGACCCGGATCGGGATGCCGCGGAAGTTCAGCACCGGGCGCCCCTGGATCTCAGAGAGCGTCAGGAACGCGCGGCTGTCCTTGCGCTGCTGGATGTCCAGCCAGGTGGCGATGGTGCGGTTGCAGTAGATCGCCGGCCGTCCGAAGGAGAGCGGCACGCCGCCGCGCGCCTCGGTCGCGCTCTGCACGTTGGCAGCGGCCCGCGGCATCACCGGGACCTTGTGTATCGCCTGGATCAGCAGGTTTACGAGGTCCGGAGCCGAGCCGCCGCCGAGCGCGTTCACGTCGATATTGCAGATGCGCACGACGAAGCGCCAGTCGCGCACCGTCAGGCCGCAGTCCCACTTGTAGTGGGTCTGATATGCCTGATACGGGTTGCCGTTGGCGTCCAGCACCGGCGCCGGGGTGGTCACGTCCTCCATCTGCAAGCCGGCCTTGCTGCCCTTCGGGAAAATCCCGTGGACAGTCGTCGGCCCCCAGCAGACCAGCCAGATCGAGGTGTTGGTGCTGCCCGTGCCGCCCGCATCGATGACGTTCGCGGCGTTCGCGGCATTGGCCGGGTTCACGGTCGAAAACCGCGGCGCCAGGCCGAGGAACCGCTCCGGGTTGACCTGCGTATTGCCGTAGAAGATGGTCGAGGCCATCTGCTGGTTCATGCCCTCAAGGAAGGCCATGTCCTCAGTCAGACGGAAGGCAGCCGGGTTGCCTGAAAGATCCACCAGCGCCTTATCGACGAGGCTGTAGGTCTCCAGCATGCCGCAGGTGTCGGTGATCTGCGCCGTGGTGGACTTGCCGCGCGGCACACCCTGGTTCAGCAGGCGCCAGTAGGCCATCGGCAAGCCGGTGCGGATCGTAGTCTTGTAGCCCGTGGGCAGGTTGCCCTCGACCCACAGCATGTCATCCAGGACTTCGTTGGTCTGCGAAAGCAAGTTGATGATCGGCGCGATCTTGCCGTCCGGGTCGATGCGGGTGGCGTAGTCCGCCAGGGTCAGGGCGGTCGCGGAGAGTGTTGCCATGGAAGGGGCTCCATCTAAGGGATGCGGCGCCTCACGGCGCTGCGTTGCTGCCCTTGCCCAAGGGACCGCTTATCGGGCTGGGCCTGCTATCCGGCCATGGATGGGTAGAGGTACGATGCGTACCCCTCCAGCGAATGCTCGATGGCGGGGCCAGGAGTCTTGCCCGGCTGGATGATCCGGTCCTCACCCATGGCCTTGCCGATCTCGATGAAGGCGCGAACGATGGCCGGATGGTTCCCGGCGCCGGTCAGGTTCAGCGCCTCGCGCAGCGCATCGCCGCCATAAGCATCGAGGACGCGGGCCGCGGCTTCCTTCGCCTCGGGCAGCAGAGCCTTGCCGTCGCTGAGCGTGCGGTCGGAGAGGATTTCCTTCGCCCACGCCGCCTGTGTGTCGGTCCATGCCTTCACGGCCTCCTGCCGGAGAGCCTGGACATGCTCGATCAGCTTCGGCGTGAGCTTGTTGAACTGCTCCTGCGTCAGCCCGGCCTCTCGGGCGGCCTCCTGGTAGGAGGTGAGCAGCCCCTCATCCAGCACCACGCCCTCTGGCGGGGTGAACTCGTACTTCTCAGGGACGGCCGGGGCTTCCGGCTTGCCCTCGCCCTCGCCCTCCGGCTTCGCGCCCTCGCCTTCCTGCGCGGGCTGCGTCTCGGCCGGCGCCGGATCGGTCTTGGCGTCGCCGAGGAGCGAGGAAGGCGCGGCAGGCGCATTGGCCGCTGGCGCCGGGCTCGCGGCCTCGGGCGCCGGGGCGGCAGGGGCGTCGGTGACAGTCGTCGTCTCAGACATGGCAGCACGCTATGCGGGCCACAAAAAAAGACTCGCGGGGGGGGTTATTCAGCGCCATCAGCAGGCGGAGCCAGGAGCGCATGCACCGCCGGCCAGGCTGCCGGGGTCCAGGCCATGAGCAGTTGGAACAGCAGCGCGCCGACGCTGCGCTGCCCCTCGCGGAACGCCGTGTGCAGCGGGTCGCCCGGCGTGTGGCTCTGGTGCAGGTAGCCTGACTGCCGCAGCAGGTCCGCAACGATGGCCCGGCCGCCGGGGGTGGCAACCAGGGCGTGCCAGGCATCGCGACGCATCACAGCCTCGGCCAGCATCTCGCGCTCGCGGTCGGCTACAGCCTGCGGGTCGTGGGGGTCGTGCTGGGTCATTGAAGCCGCGCGGCCAGGATCGCTGGGTCGGCCAACCGTGGGTCGTTGGCTGCGTCGCGCGCCATACTCCGGCTATCCCAGCTGTGCTTCCGGCCGAACTCCAGCAGCCACTCCCTCAGCCGCTTGCCCTCGCGCGTCTCACACAGCATCTTGCGAGCAGCGTTCCATACGTCGCCAGCGCCAATCATGCCACCGCCGTTATGGTTAAAGAAGACGACCAGCTCATGGGCGAGCTGCGCGATGCGGTAAGCGGTGTTTTCGTCTTCCAGCCTCTCACGCCATGTCGCGGCGCAATTCCATTCGAGGATGGCGTCGATGTTCATGGTCGGCATCTGTACGGTTGCCGGCTGCGTCATGCTTACCTTCCCAACATCATCTGCAACGCATTCTGCCCGGCGCCCGTCTCGGTTTCGCTCAACACCTTCGCCCCCTGCGCCAGCGCCAGGCCGCCTTGCATCGCCTCGGCCATCGCCTGCTTCTGCGCCGCCGCCTGCCGCATCTGCGCCACCTCGTCGTCGCCGCGGATCACCCGCGCATCCACGCCCAGCAGGTCGGCGTAGCGATCAATGGCCTCGTCTGCGTTGAGCTTGTCGAGGACGGACGGGATCGCCGCCGCGAGGTTGCCCGCGAAGCCGAACACCCGCTCGATCGATGTTGTGCCCACAGCCTTCTGCGCCTGCGCCAGCAGCGAGATGTAGTCGGGCGCTATGTGCTGCCCGGCCAATGCCTCGGGTGGCGGAGGCAGCAACCTACCCCGCGCCATGATGTTGAACACGATGTCGATCAGCGGGTTCAGCGCCTCGTCGTGGAACCGCTCCAGCATAGGGCCGAGCATGAGGAGCTTTTCCTCGTGCCGCTCGTCCACCTCGCGCGCGGTCATTTCCCGCCGGTCGGAGCCGGCGAACATGGCGAACAAATCCGCCCGGAACGCCTGACGGATCAGCTCACGCGTCTCGACGATGGACTCCTGAAGACCCTGGATGTTCGGCGGCACCTCGTAGACCGGCTTGAGCCCGGCCGTGGAGCCGCTGGGCACGAAGTTCAGCCCGCCCGGCAGCAGCGAGACGATGCTGTTCTGGAGGGACGCATCGCCCACCAGCGGCGGCTTCACGATCTTGTCTACGGCCTCGGCCTTGCGCCTCTGGAGAAGCTGCAGGGTTTTCACGTCGGGCAGGGCTTCCTCGGCAGGGCCGTGGCCGTAGACCTCGGTCGTCACCACGTCCCAGCGGGGCGCGATGGCGGGAAACTCGTGGAAGCCGCTGACCCGCAGCGCCTGGTCCGCGCGCCGGCCGTACTCGTACCACACGGAGAGGAACGGCATGCCGCGCCAGCCCATCCGGCCCGGCACGCGCATGTGGTTCGGCTCGATCGCGTGGACGATCTGCACCTCGCGGCCAAGCTGGTTCGCCCGGTAGAGGCTCTGCACGGCGTCGGAGCAGTTCTCCAGCCCGAACTCCTTGACCATCTGCTCGACGGTCAGGACGTATTCCCGGTAGAGCGTGTTGACGATCAGCCGCTCATCCACCGCCAGCATGTACTCGCCGGCCGTCAGCGGATAGCAGCGGATCACGTCCTCGTAGTCCTG